AAATATAATAATTAATAATTATATATTATAAGCTACATTCAAAAATGTATTTTGAATGCTATCTATCTCTTTTAAAACATATTTTTCATTTTTCTTGCCTTTGTCAATGATTATATTTACTTTTGCGGAAGTATAACTAAAAACTATAATAGAATGAAAAAGTTCCTACTACCAATTACAATTTTACTCTTGACTATTTTGGGGTGTGACAGAAAGACTCCATCTCAATGCGCTAAAGATGATGTGGAGCAATATATACAATCGTGTAAGGAAGATGAAATGAAACATGAAAGGTATATAGATAGTCTCGTTAATGTTGCAACTGGTCTTGATGGAGAAACACTTGTAAGGAATAGACAAAATGCCTTAGATATTCTAAAGAAAGAATACCCTCAAATGAATGAAAAGTGGGACTCTGTGCAAGAAAGCATTGATAATATGGAAGTTTACTAAACAGGAACAAGGATAGCTTTTAACGGCTACCCTTTTATCTTATTTCCTGATCATAATGTTAAATGCTTTATTATGAGAATAATACATGAGAAAATTACATTTATACGTATATTCGTGATCATGTCCTATTGGTGGGGTTGGGTTCTATGAAAGCAAGTCCGAGCTTTGCAAAGGTGCGTTCTGTGTTCCTTGCAAAGGTGCAGCTCTTCCCAGTGTATTTGAGATGATAAACATCCGTGCCGTCATTAGGAACTTGTATAGACACGTTGCCCCCTCGCATAACCTCTGCAAAGGCTTTGTTCTTTGTGTTGAAGTCTGTCGCATCCCTGCCCTCCATAGTGAAGTTTAGGACAATACTGCGTTCATTGACCTTTGGAGTGCCGACATACTGAACTCCATCTTGTGTGCGGTCGTTGTTGGTGATATACTCCTTCATTGGGAAATACCCGTTAAGAGTATCGAGAAAGCCGTCACCCATCCTTATGCCCCACTCTGTAAAGGCATCCTTGCCATTAATGATTAATTCTGTCATATTACATATCTTTAATGTTCTTCTTTATGTCTGAAACGTCACTACTTAACATTTTCAGCGTTTTGTTCATTGCAGATGTGTCATCGTGGATACCCTGCAACTCAAGATAGGAGTTTGCTTGTATCGTTCTCAGTTCGTCCGCAATATTCTTTTGCTCTACCGCTAACATCTGAACACCTCGCATAGATGCGTCCATTGTGCTTAATTTAGCCGTCAGAATATCCTTTATTTGGTCACGTGAGATATTCCCTGCCGTGGTAAGCGCAATAATGTTACTTGCCTGCTCAAAGGTGATAGATGTTACTCCATTAGCGGTTGCCGTCTGCGAGCTGTCACCCTCTCTTGTAATATCTATTCCTTTTGCCGCAAATCCCTCTTGTAGCTGCTTTAACAGACTTTGCGCTACTGGTATATAGCTATTCATACTATCCACTATTTCTCCTGCAAGGTTCGCTGATGCCGCACCGAGTTCGTTCTCGTTAATAGCCTTCATTGCATAAGCCTTGTAAAGGTTGGATAGTTTATCCTCATACTGACTAAAGACATTCTTCATAAGGAGTTGTTTAACCATATCCTTAGAAACCTCTGCAAATGTCTTTGAAGCCGAGTTCTTGAACTCAGAAAGAGCATCTTTGCCGTCTTTCAGCCATGCCCATACGGCATCTGTCATATCAGACACCAAAGGAGAGTACATTTTAGACACGTACTCATGGATAGACTTATTAAACTCATCGTATTTCTCTCTAAGTTCAACGAGTTTTTCCAATGTCTCCTTTGCTTCGCCTTGTAGCTTATGTCCGTAGTTCTTTAAGACCTCGTTAGCGAGTTCCTTATCAATCATGCCATCTCCTCCGAATAGGTCTTTGCCGTACTTCTCTTTTACCCATTCTTTGAGGTCAGCTGTTTTCTGACCTCGCCAAAAAGACTTATGCTGTGTCTGAATGCGGAGGTTATCTTTTGCTGCTACTTGCCCATTCTTGTAAGTAATAGAACTCACAGCGGAGTCAATAGCCTTACCAACGATAGCGCCAGCAAGACCTGCCACTGCCACACCTGCTGCCGTGGCAACTGTTGCTGTTACGGCTGTTGCCGACAGAGCACCTATGATAGATGAACCGAGAGCACCAAGGGCAACAGTTCCCGTACCGGCCGTAAACACGCCTGCCGCCACTGCTGCGATAGCCGTCACACCTGCTACGATTGGTATCATAGCCTTTTTCAGTCCAGATGATTTATCTATATACTTCTCTTGTGCCTCATTGAGTTTCTTATAATAAGACTCAGCTACTTGCCCATGTTCCTCATAAGCATCTTGCAGACCTTTCAGACCACTATCAGAGAACCAATTACTTTCCTCGTGGCGTGCTCTCGTCACCGCAAGACGATAATCATTCACAGAGTCACGGAGTTTGTTTATCTCCGCTTGCTTTGCGGCGGCTTTCTCGTATAAGTTATCTTGATTGGGAAGTATACTGCTAAGCATCTGCATCAGTTGTATTGCTGCGCTGATAATTGCAAGGATAGCACTTGCTGACTCGATAGATTTCATTGCACTTGACCCAGCCTTGCCTACTGCCGTAACGCCATCAGAGATAGTTTGATAATAGGTCATTACAGAGCCAAAGAGAGAGAATATCTCTCCTGTCTGTCCTCCTATCTTACCGCCTAACTCGCCCATTTTATCAGCTACGCCTTGAATAGACTTTGTGAGGGTCTTGTGTGCATTCTCTATCTTATGGGTAGTCTGTGTTACCTGCTGACCTTTTGCGGCAACGTCCGCCTCGGCATCTGCTAATTCCCAATATTCAGACACCCACTTTTTAAGGTCTTTATTGTAGCCTATGCTCTTGACAATCTTCTCTCCGCCTTTTACTCTATCTCGTCTATTCTCAGCGGCTTTCAGCTCGTCCTGCTGCTTGATTAACTCATCGGTGAGTTTCTTTATCATTCCGATAGGGTCACGACTGATAAGCTCATCAATCATTCCGTTGATAGCATCGAAGTATGTCTTTACTCCTTCGGGGTTGAGAGCCTCTCCTGCTGCTTGTTTAACCTCGCTAAATCGTCCGATAAGGCTGTTTAGGGTATCCGTTGATGCCCCCTTCAAGTCGTCAAATGCCGCTACATAGTTAGGGTCTTTCTTTAGCTGTTCAAAAGCAAGTGTCATCTGTTCCTTGCCGTAGTTTGCCCTTGCCTCTGTCAACGTACGGTATAATGCATCTGCTTTCTCCTTATCGCCACGTTTCTCAGCTTCTGAAATAGCCTTATATATATCAGATACATCTTTAGAGTATTTCTTTACAAGGTCTGTCTTCTTGTCAAAATAAGACTCATTGGCTTTGATAAGACTGTCCTCGTATGCTATCTCTGCATCTTTGAGTTTAGCAATTTCCTCGTCATACTTATGCCATGCTGCCTTTGTTTTTGCATCATAGTTCTTGTACTCTGCATCTGTATAGCGGTCGTTAGAGGAAGCGTATGCATACTCGGAGCTGTTGTAGAAGTTCTTTCCCTTATTCTTTGGGTTTGCCTCCCACTTTTGCTTAGCTTGCTCGATACGTTGCTGCTTGATGTCCTCAAATGCTCTGTCGATAGCCTCTTGCTCTTTCTTGCGGTTGAGTTCTATCTGTCGGAGTTTCTTCTCGTTGCCGTCTTTGAGGATGTTTATCTCTGCCTGCTCGGTTTCGTTTGCCAAGTCCTCCGCTTTTCGCCTATTCTCAAGTTTCGCTTTTGTTTCAATCTCAAATGCTTTCTCGTTGGCTTCGTTCTGCTGCTCGGCTGCTTTCTCTGCGGCTTTTGCTGCTTTTTCACGTGCTTTTTCACGTGCTTTCTGTGCCTTTTTGGCTGCACTTTCGGCACTCTTTGCACTTTTAGCAGATGATTTCTCCTCGCTATCTAACGAACTCCCCGATAGTTTCTTGTAGCTTTCGTTAGCCGTATCAAGTTTCTTTTGAGCCTCCTCTACTTGTGCAACAGTCGCTTTACCACTTTTTTTTAGTTTTTCCAGATGAGTTCTTGCTTTTAATACTTCTGATTTTGCGGCATTTCTTGATGCAACCCATAGTGGTTGAGATTTCCTTGACTCCTTAATACCATTTACATAAGTGATAAGTTCTCTGATATTCTTCGGAGATAAGGAAGCTCCCTCAAGTTCTTTCCATGGGAGAATAATATTAGACTTGCTATTCTTTAACTTATTAAGTGTATTTGACACAGTGGCAAGCCTTTTATTATTCATTTTGCCAATAGCATCTTGGAATGCTGGTATATGATTAGTTGCATTTTGCTGTTTTGCCTTTTCTCTATATGCAGCCGACTGCCCTTGTGCATATTCCAACATGTCTTGAGTCGACCCATCTGGCTGATACCATTTTAAGTCACGTGCTTTCTTATACCACCCTATAGCCCATGTCGCATCTTCTTGTTGTTGTTTATTCAAGAATCGCATGTATTGCCCCTCGCCAGAGCCACTTAATAATGCATCTTTCTTTGCTTTCTGAATTGCCTTAAATGCTCGTGCAGCCCTGTCGGCATCTTTTGATTTATTCTGATAACCACTTACGACTCTATCTCCATCAATGTTGGCAATTTCACGCTTCATTTGAAGAATATTCCTCAAATGTCCCTCTTCGTCAATATACTTCTGAATTATAGAAGGATAACGTGATATAAGAAGATTCATAGCCTTTCTTCTGTCCTCTGTAGCCGATTTATCATCACTTGCCACAGATATAGCTTGCTCTGTGGCTGCATTATATTCTTCTTGTGCTTTTTCTGCTGCTGATACAGCGTCATTCACATCTCTTTGGGCACGTTCCATATTACTTAGCCCATCACTTGTAGCTATGATTGCTCCAACAAGAGTTCCCAAAGCCGCGGCTGCTGCTACATAAGGATTGGAGAGCATAGTCATATTGAGCAACTTTGTAGCCTTTTCCAACAATAGCATACGTGTATATGCAAGCGTTTCAGCAATGGTATATCCATTTGTTGTCATTGTCGCTAAGGCTACAGCCGTCCGATATATTCCAAACGCTGTAGCAAGACCTACTATAACACGTCCTACCTGCTCATAATTCTCCACGAGTTTTGTGCCAATTTGAACGGCACCCATGATGACACCCTCACCCTTAGAGCCTATCTCATTGAACATATTATCAAAGGACTCTTGGAGCATTGAAATCTGACCATTGAGCGTTTTTGCGCCTTCTGATGCCATACCATAGAACTTACCTCCTGCTGATGTTGCAGAGATAAAGGCATCCTGCACCATCTTTGAAGTGATAGCACCCTTTGACATCTCGTTTTTGAGTTCACCGATGGATTTGCCCGTCTTGCGAGCGATTTCCTCAAGCGGGTTGAATCCTTGATTTACCATTTGCATGAGGTCCTGCCCCATCAACTTTCCTGCACTGCTCATCTGCGAGAAAGCTAATGCAAGGGAGTTGAACTTCCCTGTATCACCCATTGAAATGTCACCGATAGCCTTTAGGTAGTCGATAGACTTCTCAGCCTCGATACCAAAGGATGTCATCATCTGTACCGCACCGACCATATCCTTTGTGTTCAGTGGCGATGCAAGGGCATATTCTTTAATTTGCCCCATGATATTGTTTAGACGCTCCTCATTACCTCCCAATAGGACTTTAAGGGATGTTTCCATGCTCTCGAACTCTGCACGGACGGATATAACCTTACTTGCAAGTTCTTTCAGTCCCATGCCGCCAAGAAGCATACCGCTCATCTGCTTGAGCTTACCAGTAAGCATGTTCATGGTTTCTGCTGTTCCGCCACCTTCCTGTCTTAACAATGCGTATTCATCACGGAGTTTCTTTACTGACAGCCTTGCCGTTGCCTGTTCTTGTGTGAGAGCAAATAACGATGCCTTTTCTTCATCAAGAGCCTTCTTGGCTGCTTTCCACTCTGCAAGTTTGGCATCAGATGTCAAAGGAGACGACTTAACAGACTCACGATAAGCATCGCCCAAACGCTTAACATCAGCGGCAACGTCCCTAACTACTCCTTTCTGAGCAATAATCTTCTCTGTAAAGTCATTGACACCCTGCGATGCTGCAAATATCTTCTGCTTGAAATCTGTTTCCATTGCAGCGGACGCTTCCGCTATCTTGTTTGTGACGCTGCCTAACTCGCTGGATGTCTTTTGCAGCTTACTATTCAGCCTGTTAAAGGATGTAGGGTCTTGAATAGCATCTACACCTTTAATCTCCTGCTTTAACTTCGTTATCTCATCTCGTAACCGCTGGACCTTCTCATAGTCCGCTTGTACACGGAATTTCAATTCTGCCATATCTACTTTCTTCTTCTGTTTGCGAGTTCCTTACCGCTGATTTTCTTCACCACATCACCGAAAGCCTCATGCTGTTTGTCTTTCTGCATTATAATGAGATTGCGATAAGGAATTTGATTAACTACTTCGTCATACGTCAGATGCAAGCTATCCATGAATGACGCTATTTGTCCCAAAAGGGTTTTATTTCCGACTACTTCGGTGTTGCTGCCAGCAGGCTTGCGTTCTTCGTCAAACTGACAGCTTTCAAGAAAGGGGCTATGCCGATAAGGTCAAAACCTACTGCAAGCGCATCTACGACCTCCTCAAGTGTTCCATTGCATAATTCCTTAGTCTTGGATAAATCGCCTGCCATAAGCCACGAGAGAGCCTTTGCGTACGCTTCACTATCCTTTGCAGACAGGAGCATCTCTTTTATTGAACTACCCTCTGATAGGTTTATGTCACTGATACACGATATAGCACCTGCCAACCGCTTAATCGTAGGAGGCTGAATTGCGTATGCTTGATTATTCACGTAGACAATCGCATAGTCATTGCCTAAGATTGCATCTGATACTAATTTACTTGCTTTACTCATACTGAAAATAAAAAAGGGTGGAGGTGGTCTTTTCGCCACGTTCCACCCCGATGTTATCCTGAAACCTTACCTTATGCCAAAGCCTTTACTTCTGACTCGTCAAAGTTATACTCTGGTGATACGCCATCAGATGTAGGAGCCTGGACAAGACCCTTGACTGCAATGGCGATAGCCTTGTCGGTGTTCGCCTCACGCGCTACAATCTGACAATTAGGGAAGATGAACCATACATCGTCCTCAGTCAGACAGAACAGAGCCTTCTTGATGACAACTTTATCAGTAGCTCGCTTCCAACCAACAATGTCATCCTTGTCAGTGCCTGCACCGCCTTTCTTGATGACTTCACCACCCATAAGAGCAGCTTTGGCAGCATAGTCATACTGACCGATTGAGAACTGAGGTGTAATCTCGCCTTGAGTGGTGTCATAGCGGTATGCTTGACCTGTGAGTTGGTTCTTGTATGGAGTAACAGAAGCCTCGCTCTCCTCAATGTTCCATGTTTCACCATGCACGTTCAGCACCTCATTCTTAGCTGTCTTGGCAGCCTTGATGATTGTACTTGCACTTGCTGCGGTAAGGTCATTCTTAATTACGGAAATGTCAGCATAAAAAATCTTCTTAATGCCGACAGCTGAAATTTTTCCCATATTTACTTTACGTTTAATGCGTTAAACAATATTCTACAATTAATAAAATGGCACTTCAAAGCAGTGTCCGCTTCAATGTGGATAGTATCTATCTCATAGTTGTACCTTGTTCCGTCAAACTCGCCCGTTACGCTTTTGAAGAGTTCCTTTGCCTTTCGCTCCAATTCTTTTAATCGGAGTGTGTTAGCAATATTCACCCCTAAATCGGGCACGCACAGATTGACTTCGACAAAGCACTTCTCCCAATACTTGCTCGGTGTCTGTCCTTTTACGTGGATAGTGATGCGTTCGTCTTTCAACTCGTCTATAAGGGTCTTGCCGAAAGGAACTATCTCTATCCCAAACGCCTTGCAATCTCGGTAGAGAATATCTGCTATGTCGGTAGTTACTATCATTCAAACATTTCTTTTAGTCTCTTCTCTGCTCTCAATGCAGGGTCACTCAGTACAACAAATCCCTTTGCCTCGACATAGGAAGCGTAATCAGCGGTGTTCTCTAATGTTAGTCCGTCCTTGTCTACATCGAATGTATTGGACGTTCTTAAAGTGAGTGTGTGGTCTTGGTATGTTCCGCTTTCTTCTGCATCCTTTACGGCAGCGTCGCCAACGTCTATCATACCTTTCTGAACCTCCCACTCAACATCATCAAAGAATTGGTCTACATCGGAGAAATCACTATCTATAACCATAATTCAGAGTTATTGAAATAGTTAGCGTTCTTTACAATGTAAACCTTACCTTCTCCTCGTACGCTTTTCCCCTCAAGACATCTTACCTCTGTACCTGCTTTAATATCGACATTCATCTCACATACTACGTGGAAATTAGGTCTGTACACATCACCATTAGGAGAGTTAAACTCTTTTGTGGTGTTGTCATCACAACGGCACTTACAGAGTGTTACCCACTCTTCACCTCCCGTGTTAGGGATTGGGTGTCCGTATTCGTCCTCTTGGAGTGGTGTAACCCTTTTAACCTGCAATATGTGTGGTGCGAATATCATAAGATGCGTATCTTTGGCTTATTGTCGTTGAGTTCGTCCTTCAATCCGTACTTCTTACAAAGGAGAGAGTAATAGTCCTTTACGCCTTGAGTGTTCCACGACATAGAGAAACCGCTCTCATTGATAGATGTAGGACGAAGCAAAAGGGATGGAATAAATTGGGCAATAGCAACAGAGATATTATCAATTATATCTGCATCAACATCGTCCTCTATATTCACACGTGCATTGAGAGACATATCCAACAAGTCAGCCTCCGACACTTGTATGCCGAAGGACTGAAACTTGCTTGATATGTAGTCCCTTACGTTCATTTTGTCAATTTGGTAAGGTCAAGTGTGGTAATGAGAGTTGGGTCTGCAATCTGTGGAATCCACTCAGCGGTGTACTCTAAGTAACGTCCGTTATGGTCACGATTAGCAGCTACAAGCATATCACCATCACCAGTAGGAGTGTAGGTCATGCCTGGCACAGGGTCGGTCTGCTCATACGGAGTGTGGTAACGCATATAGCCAATCTTGTCCTGTGGGAGGAGTGTGATATGACCATCTGCATAAACCTGCACGTTCTTGCCGTTCTGTTCCTTCACATAGTCATCCTTGATTTCGATAGCAGGAAGACCAATACCCGTGAAGAGGTCAGATGCAAGAGCAGACGTCACAAGACCAGTAGAGAGATACATCTGATTAGAACCAAGCTGCATCTTGAACATCTCACCGAACTCCGAAGAACCGATGATGTGCTTCATGAATGTGCCACGGCTCATAATCATCTTTGAGTACTTACCGAAGTCAGGAGCAAGCTCGTTAAGTTTGTTCATGAGGTAAGTAACCATCTTCTTCTTTGTGCCGTCTATAACGTCACTATCCTGCAACTCGATAGCGTTCATAGGAAGTTCGATGTTGAGGAACTCTGTAGCATTCTGCTCTGATACTGCCTTGTCCTTGTTACGAACAGAGGCCTTACCCGTCATAAGAAGGTCGCCAACAACCAAATCCATACGCTTATGAGCAGCAAGCATTACCTGACGATAGTCATCGTAAATGAAACTGATGATGTCGTTAAGTGCTGATACTTGCCCTGTAGCGTTCGCCTCGTTGTACTTATCGAGCAAATCCTGCAACTCTGATAGGCGGTCTACGCTCATCTGATAGCGGTCGCCAAGATAAGCAATCTCACCAACTCCGCTGCCCATGTTCTTACGCTCACGGATTGGCTTTTCACCAAATTGAGAGTTGATAGAACCTGCCATCACGCCACGAACAGAACCGATATAGTCCTTGAATACTCGTGTAGTGGTCTTACGCCAGTCGAGGAACTCCTGCCAATAGATAGCGTCCGTTCTTGTTTGAAGGACACGATTAATAACTGCACCTACAATAGCAGGCTCGTTAAATAATGATTGAATAGTCAATGCCATAATATGCCCTTTCTTTTACTCGTTAAACTGGAAGTGAGGAAGGTTAGCCTTGTCCTTCTGTGAGAAAGGAGTTACCAACTTCTCTGGTTCAATCTCAAATGCTCTCTGCAAGAGTGCAACGGAGTTAATGCCGTCTGCAACCTTATGACTTTCATAAAGTGCAGAGTTTGCGACATTCTTAGGGGTTGTGCCGTCTGCTGCCTTAGCCTCAAACAACACATCACCAGTCTTCAATGCACCGATAGCAGCAGAGAGAGTGACCTCGTCATACTCTGCCTTTGACTTGTCAATGGCGTTAACTGTTGCGCCCTTAGTGCCGTTGCCGAGGATAGTTCCCATAACCACATATGAACCCTTAGCAATCTTCACCTTGGTGTCAGTTGCACCGACATTCTCCTTTACGAGAATATTTACCACAATCTTTGCGGTCTTTGCCTTGAGGTCGGCTGCAATAGGAGTGAATGATGGAACATAGCTACCTACTGGCAATCCTGCGACATCAAGGACGTAATTGCCACGGCGACGAAGACCAGTAGAGACATCGTAACGCTCTTCCTGCTCTTCCTTTGGTGGCAAATTGTACTTAAATCCTGCCATAAATTACTTTTTGTTTTGTTCTACAATCTCTTGTGTTCCCTTGTTGATTTGTTCAGCAATGGAACTAATCTCGCTTTTGTGTTCGTGGTTTCCCTCTTCGGGAGACTTTGCGAACTGGAATCCACCATTCTGCATTTCCTGCTTCACATCAGTAAAGTACTGATTAAGGTCTACATCATCAGCGATTTGCTTTCCTTTATAGACATATTCAGGGATACCGAATGACTTTGCCACTGCTGCAATCTGTTGGTTGCGTTCGTCCGCCTTTGTCTTTGCGTCCATTGCAGCTAACTTCTCGCTCAAAGTCTTGTTAGAGTCAATAAGACTTTGCGCCCACGCTGGCACTTGTTCCGTTGGATTTGATTGTGGAGTTGGTGTTGGTAGTGGGTCTTGTGGCTTTGGTTTCTCGATTGGCTTTCCGTCCTTGATGTTGTGCTTCTTCTCGTAGTTTGAAACTGCGGTTTTCTGCGCACCATCAGCCCGATAGTCGCCATAGCTTGTTAGAACGTCTTGAAAGGAGATACCCTCAACGATAGAGTTTACCTTGCTCTCGTCCGTTACTCCTTCAGCTTTCTTGCTTGCGATACGATGAAGGGTGGCATCCTCAACCCCTTGGAATTTAGTTCTGAGTCCTGCCAAAATTTGTTCGTAAATGTTCATACTTTATAAAGTGTTAACTTGAATAAATCTTTTCAAATTTACACATTATAAAAGGAGGATTTGCGTTTTTTAGTGGTGCAGAAATGACAATAAGTCGGTTGTAAGAAAAAGCCGCCTATACTCACGTACAGACGGCTGAAATAATACATAAACATTTGCGTAAAAGAAGCTATTCTTGCGTTTGCGATGTTGGTTGAGTTTCTTTTTTCTCCTCTTTGATTTGTTGCAATTCATCCTTCAACTCGCCATAGTTTGAACAGAAACTTACACCGTGTTCCATTGACCACACACCACCACTGACGGCAACAGCAGCCGTTTCAACATTATCTCTTTCGTTGTCAATCATGAAAGGAACAATCTCTGTTTCGATGTTTACAGTCTTGCTTACAGCTTCAAGAGATGAGTTCAGTGTACCAATAGCAGATGTGAGGAAGTTAACTCTTCGTTGGAAAAACTCTCCCAATTCTTCTGCATGGTTCTGTACTGCCATGTGAGCAGCCATAAAGACATATCGAAAAGCAGTACCGCTAAGGGCGTTGCCCGTGCCTTTGAGTTGGTCGAACGATATACGAGGGGTGTTTGTCAATCCGTATATCTGATTAAAGTAAGTTTCAATCTCCACCTTAATAGGGTCGGAGGATTGATTCCACGTGAGGTATTGTGCATTTGCACCATCTCCCGTTAATTGCATCATTCTGTTACGTGCATCACCGCTCAAATTGTCGGGCTGCAACTCGCCAAATAGCATAAGAAGAGGGAAGAAATGATTATCAATACAATCTGCATAACCGCTCAAACACTTCTCTAATCGGACACGTAACTGCTTAACCTTTGCGCATAACGGCTCGTGGCGAAAAGCGTACATAACAGGGAGTTTCTTAAACTGATGCGCAAATGTACGTTCTACATTCTCCGACCATGTCTTATCAAGTTCCCACTGATACACCTTATCTTCGGTAATAGTCATGAATACGGTGTGTTCGTTACCGTCTAAGTCTTTCTTCTTGTATTCACGGGAGAAAGCTATCATTTTGCCGTTATCGTCATAAAAAGGATACAATGTATCGCCACGGAAAGGCGACCATATTTGCGACTTTAACTGATATTCGGGTGCTTTCTTCCCAAAGAGGGACGCAATTCTGCGCTTTAGCTGTGCCCAAAAGCCATCATCTTTGACAACGTACCAATACTCCGCTACTTCCTGCTCTGATAGCCACGAACGGACCAACTTGCGGTTTTGGAACTTCAGCTTGTTCTTTTTGAATACCTGCTTAATGGTTTCAAATACATTCTTCTCCCCATCGTCTTCGGGGTTGCATTCAAGCGTGGGTTCTGTACCTACGCAAAAGGCAGTATGGATGTTTACTATATCCTGCTCAATAGGGAGTGCAATGCGGTTCGGTTCTTTCATCTCATATTGTGCAGGTATATGTGTTGTCTTGCCGCTTTCATGGTCAAAATGCTCTTCCTCCATCTTTACAAGGACTTTAATCTTCTTGTAAAGTTCGGGATTCATGATGTCGTGTTTCGTCATGTCCCAATCTGCAAGGTTTGCTGACGTGTCGGGGAGAGGATTGCGCCTGCCTTTCTTAAGGTAGCTAATCTTCTTATCAATGTCCTCAAGTGCGAGGATTTCCTGTAATGTCTTAGGTGTTGCCATAATCACAATTGTTTTACAGTATCAATATCAACTTCTATAAACCCATATCCAAAATCAATATCTTCTATATCTCCAAACGTATTTGGGTAGATATAGGCTGTGTTATTGATACATAATAAAGAACCACAGATAATGTCTCCGTTATCTTTTCTCTTACCTTGAAATTTATAATTCATATCGTTATCCTGTTTATTGGGCGAAAGCTGCATCCATATCGCCCTTGGGTTTCAAAATTTTTCCTAACAATTGCCCAAGAACATAATAGCGAACCGCATCTATGCCGTGGTTATATTTGTCTATTGGTTGGTTGATATAGTTGCCGTCCTTATCCGTGTCCCATACATACTTTCTGAACTCTGTACGGAGGTTATACGACCGCTCTGTAACAAAGATATGGTCAAAGGATAGCATCTTGTCTATTCCTGCTATGATAGAGTTGCCACTCTTATCTACGGGGTAAATCTTTATACCTGCGTTATGTATCTCTTGTATCAATCGAGGGTCTGCGCTCTCGGAGAATACCTTTAAGCTGCCATATCGCTTGAGTTCCTTTACTATATCAGATGACAACATACCCGTACGGTAGAAGAGTTCATCAAGATATAAGTCATTATCAATGATACCGCATAGTATTCCTGCGCTCGGGTCATGGGTAAAACCAAAGTCATCACCGATAGCAACCTTCTTGCACCATTTAGGAAACTCCTTAACAACTCCGATTTTCTTAAACACTGCACCTTCTGCAACGTCTGCCCATCTACCCATGACGGTATGAGCGTATTTCTCGGGGTTGTTAGCTTTCATGTCCTCAACCTCCTTAATGAACTCATGGGAAAGGTTATCTAAGTTATCCAAGTAGGTTGTATGAATATGCAATACATTCGGGTGGGTGCTTATCTGAACAGGCACACCATCATACATCACCTCCTTATGGGTGTTCTCAATAAACCGCTTATAAACCCAATGGTTGTTGTCAGTAGGGTTCATAATGATGATAATGCGGTTTTGTATTCCTTTCTGACGGATTGAGAGCATAATTGTTTCAAACTCTTTCTCCGAAACCCACTCTTCTGCTTCATCGACAACAAAGGTGGTAACGCCGTGAATAGATTTCAACTTTGCCGTTTGGTTTCCCGAGCTTGTCTTGATACCTCTAAACATTACTGCACCACCGCTACGGAGGTTCTTTACATCTGTTTTAGTGTGCGTGTACCATTTCGAGTTTCCATCAAGATCTACCTTCTCCATGAACTCAGGGATAACAGACATTCCAGCAGACACCATTGTGTAACGAGTATATAGTATCTGGTGGACTATCCTCTTTGCAGGAGTAGGATGTTTTACCTCAAACAATAGACGCTCAATGAAAGTGGAAACATTGAAACTCTTTCCACTTCCACGTCCACCTGTAACAAGAATGATAAACTTATCCTTGTTATGGTACAATGGAGCATATATCTGTTGAGGGGTTATTCTATTCATTTGTGTTGTCGGTCATCCACTTATCTATGTCGATACCATTCTCGGAGTACAAAGCATCTTCATCGTCTTGTTTCTTCTCCATCTTGCGCCATGTTGGGTCGTGGTGGTACATCCATGTGGTGAGTGCCTGCATGTTTGGGGCAAGCTCGGTCTCCGCTTCCTGTACGACGGCCTTATCTGTGAGTGTTACCCACCCCGTACCACCACATTTCGGACATTTCTTGTCCGCTCCCATACAATCGCACTTGTCCTGCACGAACTTCACGACGGAGGACTTTATCTTCTTGCCACCGAACGCACCTTTGAGATAGGCAGAGCGAACAAGAGCGTTAATACGAGTACGTCCGTGCGCTAAGACCCTATAGATTTCAGCCCCACGCCGTTTATTCTCTTCATCATCCCACCCTTGATAGTTCCCATTCTTCATAGAGCCAAACACATCTGCGGATAGGTTGAGTTCATTCGCAATCTCACTATCCGTGTATCCATTCATTGCAAGACCTTCAATGCGTTTGTAGAAGTCAATGCTATCGTATTCGTGTTTTGGTTTTGCCATAGCTATTCAGTTAAAAGTGTTTCTATCTTTTCAGAGAATACTTCACCTTTGAGGAATTTCTCATCGGGGTTAAACCCGAACTTCTCACAAAATTCCGCCTTTGCCTCCCAATTGTCGAACGATAGCATAAGATAAGCGTCCATGTTTGCAGCTGCCTTTGTAGCAGCTTGTTTCACTTCTTCTTTTACTTGCTTCATGTGAGCAACTTTCTCTGCTCGTTCGGCTTGCTTTTGTGCTACTTCTGCTTGACGTTCCTCTCTGACTGGTTCCATGAGTGTGTCGAGTTCATCAGCGATGGTATTTTCTTCCTCTGTTTGAAAGTTGAAATCCACGCCGATAATATCGAGGTCTTGTTCGGTTAGTCCTGCGTCTTTATAGTCAATATCGGGAATAAGTTCACGGAGTGTGTCGTAATTCCACTCGCCCTGCGCTGATGGGTTGTTGAGCAAGATAAGAAGTTCTTTCTCTTC